TCACAGTAAAGGAAAGAGAGGAAGCATAATGGATAGAACATTATACGCAATGATATTAATAATGTTGGCGTTGTCAACTATATGTTATTTGGTTGGTTATAGTGTGGGGTTAGGATTGATATGATTAGTTTAGACAAATATGCAAAGAAATACGGTGACATACCATACCCAGAAAACATAAGTGAGAAACAGGCGAAAAAGTATGTTGAAACATATGTTAAGTTGGGACGTTCACGAGGGCGTGCCAAAGGTGAAGTATTAAAAAAATATAAGAAGACCATATCAAGACTTAGAAAGTCCGGTTATGTCGTCCCCGAAAACATCAAGTTACCTGCAAAATACGACACATCATACATATACGCGCAATCCTTTAAACCCAACCCACAAACAGGCGATGTTTATCCAGGCTTATATGCACGTGGCAAGTCGTTCGGGGTTAAAACAAAGCCGTCACCACAGACACCACCGAACATTTATGAGTTGATTTATTTTAACACAATTTCATATATAAGAGATTTTGAGGCAACGTCTAATCGTAAGGCAGAGGGTGCCCCTACCTTGCTTGACTTTTTTGAGGGCATTGCAGAAGTATATGGGAATGAAATTGCGGGGAGGTTGATAGATGAGGCAGAAAAAGCGGGCGAGACAATAACAGCAGATGAATTATACAACGAAACAGACGCGCAATCATACACGCGAAGTGTAGAAAGATTTGTAAGAAAGGTTTTAGAGCTATTACCACAAACCGATTGATAGGGTGATACTATGACATTTGTTGGAGATTTTGAAACCACTGTGTATGACGGACAAGAATACACCGAAGTATGGGCCAGCGGTGTTTGCAATATTTCAGATTTATCTTGTGTTATTCATAACAGTATCGGTAAAACATTTTCATATCTTGAAAACGTCGGTGAGGATGTTATCATATATTATCACAACTTAAGATTTGACGGTGAATTTTATGTCTCATATTTACTGAATGAATTGAAATACAAATATTACGAGGGTGGCCGCAAAAAGAAAAAAACATTTAAATGTGTGATATCGGACGCGGGATTGTGGTTTAATATCACAATAACCACACCCAAAAATATAATATCAATTCGAGATTCACTCAAGCTGATACCGTTATCAATTGAGACTATGGGCGTGGCCTTTAATACAGACCACCGAAAAAGCACGATTGAATATAAAGGATTTAGAAAGGCAGGTGGTGTGATTACAGAACGTGAGGAACACTATTTGAAAAATGACTTGTTAGTGTTGGCTGAAAGTCTTAGACATATGTTTGATGTGACAACAAAGACAACAATATCATCGGCGGCGCTAAGTGAATTTAAAAAGACATTTTATGGTAGAGATTACCGCGAGTGGTTCCCTAACTTAGAAGCCATTGAAACGCCCGACTATTTTGATGAAAAAAACACCGATGAATTTATACGAAAAAGCTACAAAGGCGGGTGGTGCTATGTCAACCCAAAAATACAGGGTCGAGAAGTGGGAAAAGGAAAAACATTTGATGTTAACAGCTTATACCCAAGTGTAATGCACAGCAGTTCAGGGTGTGTTTATCCTGTGGGGAAGCCCTTTTTTTTCAAGGGCGACATCCCAGCCAAAGTGAAGAATTCTTCAATGTATTATTTTATAAGGATAAAAGTTAAATTTAAACTTAAAGATGGTTATTTACCCACGGTGGCGAGTGGTGGGAGTATGCGGTATGGCGGTGTTAAATGGTTGACATCAAGCGATTATCGCTATAAAGGCGGTGATATTGACACTGTAGAAGTTGACGGTGTGGAAGAGCCAGTTTATTTTGAATGTGTTATGACAATGACAGACTATGAATTGTTTCATAAGCATTATGATGTTATATACGAAAAAGTTTTGTATGGGTGCTATTTTTACGTTATGGCAGGAATTTTCGACGAGTATGTTGATAAATGGGTTGACGAAAAAATTAAATATAGTGGTGGGCGTAGAACAATTGCAAAGCTATTTTTAAACTCATTATACGGAAAGACGGCGGCAAACGGACGACGTGATCACAAAATACCAAGGCTTGATGACGGTGTTGTGAAATATGATGTTGTTAAAGGGGAAGACAAGGAACCCGAATACATAGCGATAGGGTCTGCAATAACCGCATACGCACGTAATTTCACAATCACCCATGCACAGGACAATTATAATTTGTTTTGTTATAGTGACACAGATTCGTGCCATTTATTAGAGGGGGAATACAAAAACATAGAAGTTGATGATAAAAAACTTTTACACTGGAAAATTGAAGCGGATTGGGACAAGGCAATTTTTGTGAGACCCAAATGTTATATTGAGGTTGGGGATAAGATGGAAATAAAATGTGCCGGTCTAAATGAAAGGGGAAAAGAGTTAATGAAAATGTCTTTAACCGGTGACATACAAGAACCATTAAGCGACGAAGAGCGCGAATTTGTAAATGTTAAACGAAATCTAACAGATTTTAAGGTGGGACTGGAAATACCGGGAAAATTAGCCCCCAAACGAATAAGGGGTGGCGTGATATTATCAGAAACAACATATAAAATAAGGGCGGTATAACCGCCCTTTATAATAGCACCGCGCACGTTTGCTAAACGAGAATTTATTGGAACCATTTAAGGTTTAGCACCCAACAAAATACACGGTGATATTAACGAATTGATAGCGCACTTAAAATTTTTTCTTTTACGCCAATGTTTGAAAACCTTATTAAACCACGATGAAAAAAATCCCTCATCATCTTATGTTTGGTAGAACAATTTAGATATGAATTTGTATAATCTAACACGTCATTACAATTTTTGTCATACTTTTGTGATATATAAATGACATTTATGTCATAATAAAAGAAAACCCCGAACGTTTCACCCTTATAAGTTATTGTTAGCAAGTAAGAATTTTTTCCAGACGGCTTATCAATCAGCGCCACTGAATTGTTGAGATATACGCCCTCTGATTCATATTTGCTGTATTCATCGTCAAAGGCAGAATTAAAGATAGAATTTTTCAGAGAATTTGCTGCCCCGGAATTAAAATTAAATTCGCACACCCAACCATTACCCCGAAGAAATTTTGTGTTTGGTCTTATTCTTTCTGTGATGTGTAGGGCAGAATAATAAGGGTTTAATAGATTCAACGTATTCCCAATTAGAACAAGCTTTACATATCTTGACGGCTCCCCCGCTCTTCTTGCAATTGATGTATGAATACTTCTTACCTTTTCCACCTCGCCGGGTAGATAATTGTCATATTCTTCTTGAAATTCATCGAATAATATCGTTGTCACGTTTTTAAAGACATGGGAACGATTTTTTAATTTTGTTGCTTGATTGATTGAAAGGGCAAATCCACATGTTTCACCATTCAACAGCAGTGAATAATACAACCCCTTGGCGTATGGTTTTGACGTCATTTCATCATATGGAAAATATAAGTCGTGAATGTCGTTCCAAAACGCAATATGCGCGTCTGACAATTCATAACCTGTTCTATAAAGTACAACAAATTGAGACCCGTCACGCTTAAAATTATCAATCACATGCTTATTGAAAAACGTTGTTTTCCCTGCACTTCTGTTTGATGTGACAATAAATATTTCGGGGGTATTTTTATTTAGGTCTTTTGTATTTAATAACTTATTTCCATTATAAAATTCCATACTTTATTATAACACAAGATAAATATATGTCAAGGGTTGACAAGAAAAAGTTTTGTGATATAATATAAGAAAGGAGAGTTTTGATGGAAAACATTATCACTTTAATAAACACAGCAGGCTTTCCCGTCGCTATGTGCTGTGTGTTGCTATATTATGTGAATAAGCTGATAGATGCTCACCGAAAAGAGGTTGATGAGCTTACAGAAGCAATCAATAATAACACAAATGTTATAAATATTTTATTAGAAAGGATAAACAATGAAGACAAGTAAAGAAGACATTTTGTCCAGACTTTCCGCGATTTTCGACGAGGGCGAGCTAACCGAAGAAAAAGTTAAAATTGTAGAAGATATTTCAGACACATTTGACGAATTGTCACGTGCAAGCGGTGACGTTGAAGAGGTTGAAAAGAAGTGGAGAAAAAGGTATATTGAAAGATTTGGAAGCCCAAAGGTTGAAGATGAGGGCGAAAAAATTGAGGAAACTGAAACAATTAAAATTGGTGATTTATTTGAAGAAAGAGGTGACAAATAATGGCAAATGTTCCGCAGCCTGTAACACTCACTAATTCCAGTGTGAATATTTTAAATGCGATTAGAAATTCGGCAACCATAGACTATCGAAACTATGTGCCATACGCGACAGAGGACGGCGATTCAATTCGTGGTATTGGTGCCATTATTATGGACTACCCCGCGCTTCAAAACGAGTTTTTAAACGCGCTCATTGGAAGAATCGGCCTTGTTATTGTCACGTCTAAATCATATCAAAATCCGTGGTCTGTATTTAAAAAGGGCGTTATGGAGTTCGGCGAAACCGTTGAAGAATTATTCGTAAATATTGCCAACGTCCAGAATTACAACCCCGAAGATTCAGAAACAACAATTTTTTCGCGCAACATTCCGGACGTAAAAAGCGCGTTTCATGTTGTAAACTATAAGAAGATTTACCCTGTAACAATTCAAAATGACCAGTTGCGTTCAGCATTTTTATCATGGGATGGTATATCTGACTTAATAGCAAAAATCACCGATTCATTATATACATCAATGAATTATGATGAATACCAGACCATGAAATATCTAATTGCAAAAGCCATTATTAACGGTCAAATGGAAATTGTCGGTGTTAGTGGGACGATTAGCGAAGACGTTGTTGCTTTTAAGTCAATTAGCAACGATTTGACCTTTTATTCCAACAAACATAATGTTGCTGGTGTTTATACTTCAACTCTTAAAGATGACCAATATCTCATTATCGACACCGCCACTGAAAGCCAGATGAACGTTGAAGTGCTGGCCACGGCGTTCAATATGGATAAGGCCGAATTTATGGGCCATGTTATTTTGGTTGATGGGTTCGGTGATTTAGACACCGCCCGCCTTAATGAGTTGTTTTATGACGACCCGGCATATGAGGAAATAGGGTCTGACGATTTGACCTCTCTTAATTCAATTCCTGCTGTTATTGTAGATAAAAACTGGTTTATGGTGTATGACCAGATGATGCAATTTACTGAAAACTTTAACGGCAAGGGGCTGTATTGGAATTATTTCCTGCACACGTGGAAAGTAATGAGCGTGTCGCCCTTTGCGAACGCGGCCGTATTTACCACCGAAACCCCCACTGTCACATCCGTGGCCGTTTCACCGTCAACGGCGACTGTGGCTAAGGGCGGAAGCGTGCAGTTAACCGCCGTTGTTCAAACAACCAACTTTGCTCCGCAACGTGTTACGTGGTCATCTAATAATGCAAAAGCTGTTGTGGATTCACGTGGTTTTGTGACTATTGCAAGCGATTTCAGCGGGTCATCCGCCAACATCACAGCAACTTCTACATTTGACTCGTCTAAAAAGGGAACGGCAACAATTACCGTACAATAATGTATATCGCACCTAATTCAATTATAAAAATATTGACGAATGTTCCTCTTTCAACTGGTTATGCAGACACGCTCTATTTTTCGAGTGTGTCTGCACAGACCAGTTATTTCAGCGCGAAAGTTAAACCAAACACAACCCTCGGCAGCTTAGGAACATTTTCATTTACCCTTGACGACCAAAACTATGTTCGCTCATTTAATAATTCGATTAAGGTTAATATTCCTGTCGATTTGTTAAACGACTGCAATTATGTGATGTTTCAGAATTCATCGTATACTTCAAAATGGTTTTATGCGTTTATCACTAATCGAACCATGTTGAGCAACGCCACAACCGAATTGTCGTTAGAATTGGACGAGATTCAGACATGGTTTTTTGATATGACCATTCAACCGGGGTTGGTGCTTAGAGAACATAGCGTTAGTGATGGACTATACACCAATTTAATGCCTGAATCGTTTAACATCACAGATTACAGATATACAAGCGTTGGGAAAGTGAGCCCCCAACCTGATGGCGTTGGAATGTTGTCGTCTAAAACTCTAAGCGGTGCAGAACCAGCAGGAACCACCATAGATGGCGTGTTTACAAATGCTTACCTTACGAGATGGTACCTGTCAACCTATACATACGCACAAATCGCCGAAAAAATAAACAATTATATTTCAGATAACGGCGTAGATTCTATTATATCGGTGTTTTTATATTATGCGCCGATTAAAACAGATTATGTTGTTTACAACCCGTCAGACCTTGACGGGTACACCCCTAAAAATAATAAACTTCGTACATACCCTTATTCATTCGCAAGAGTTTTGTCTAATGATGGTGTTTCACATGACTTTAAATTTGAAGAAAGTGCAAATACTTCAAGTATAGGGTTTACCGTTCAATATGTCTCATTTCCCGAAACTGCACTTAGACTTGTCGCTGACAATTACAACGGGTTAAACGATGAGGACACACAGATGATATATACAGGTGTTCCTTACCCAGCTATAAACACCCCCGCATATTTAAACTACTGGGCAACTTCTAAAAACAGATTTGGCCTTGGTGTTCTTAAAGACACGTTGTCTGTATTAAGTGGGGGCATTGGTGCTATTGCGGGAGACCCCACATCCGCGAGTAAAATAATTGGTGGTGTTTCCGGGCTGGCCGATACGCTGGCCAATGTGGCCGATTTGATGAACGCTCCCCCGCTAAATGTGTCGTCGGGCAGTGGTATGTCGTTCATCACCAAATACCAAGACGGAGTTTTTAATTTTTATAACTGCTCAATTCGTTATTCTGCTGCAAAGAGTGTTGACGATTATTTCACTCGTTTTGGCTATGCAACTAACACCATTAAACGACCCAACATATCAAGCCGACCGGCCTTTAACTATGTTCAAACCTCAAACATTCATGTGACGGGTTCGGCACCCGCCGACACAAAGCGCGTGTTTGAAGAAGCTCTTGACCGGGGTATGACGTTTTGGAAGTCTACGGCAACATTCGGCGATTATTCACAAAATAATGGGGTTCAAACATGAAAAACATATCACTACCAAGAAACGAGCGTAAACGGTTCTATGATTCTATAGTGGACAACACCACCACATATAATTACTATGTAGAACGATTGACTGATATAGCTGTGTCGCGGTTTAAATGGACAGGGTTTCCAGACACAATCGACACACGATTTTTAGAATTAGCTTTGTTTGAAAAGGGGCAGGCTGTTGTCTTTGAAGATGAGGTGATGGGTCTTCTTGCTCTAAACACCGCCATCTCTGGGTCGTGGAATGTGTATAATGTTCCAATTAAGCGCCGGGCATATGCCACTAACGGATATAATAAAAACCTGACAATTGAAAACAGTGTAATAGTGTTTAATAACTATATTAGAACGCCGTCTGTACAGCACATTTTAAATTTTTCAAAAAAATTGGCCAACATAGACGTTACAATTCAAATAAATATCAACACCCAAAAGACCCCGATAGCACTTAAAGCGAATAAAAAACAACAGTTGAGTGTTTTAAACGCTTATAAAAATTATGACGGAAACGTCCCTGTCATATTCAAAGAAGATGAATTTAAAGACGATTCTATATCTTCAATGTCTTTGGGTGCGCCGTTTGTTTCCCCTGAATTGTATGAACTGAAAACGAAAATATGGAATGAGGCTCTTACGTTTTTAGGCGTTCCAAACATTAGTGAAACGAAAAAGGAGCGCATGATAACCGACGAGGTTCAACGCCAGATGGGTGGTGTGCTGGCGAGCAGAACGTCCTTTATATCAATGCGAAAACAAGCATGTGAAAAAATAAATAAAATGTTTGGATTGAATGTTGACGTTGAATATAATTATGGGGGTGATGGTGATTGTCAAAATACACAACAGAACTACGATTCATAATTGGCTCGCTTGCTGGGTCGACAGACACGTCATTAACCCAGCTTAAAAAAGACATACCAAAAGCTTTACCACTGATATTTGACGGTGATTTGTCTCTTGACAGACCTCTCTCCATAACCACCTTTGAAACATTGTTTTTAAACCACTTCGCATTTCATGAGATTGGTTTTGAAACATTTGCGCGGTGGAAATATGAGATAAATAATCATTTAAGAGAAGTTATACCGTATTATAATGATTTGTCGTCTTCAACGCTCAAAAATTTTGATTTTTTCTTGACTTCGCCCGGATATACCGACAGAATAAATGATGTAACCGGCACTGACACCACAACCGGGGGTACAACAACCAACAACCTATCCACGGCAACCGAAGCCTCAGAAGACTATACAAGTGCGTATTCTGACACGCCTAACGGATCATTAAGAGACGTTAAAAACTTGAACTATTTAAGCACGGCAACCGTGGACGATAGGACAAACAGCCAAACTACCACAAATACGGGGACTGTTACAACTTCAAACACTGGTAACCAAACTGTGACAAAAAATTATGATTTAGAACACATTGAAACGATTCGTGGTGAAGACAATTTAAAGGCAATTAAGCTGTTCAGAGAGGAAATAAAAAATATCTATTCAATCATGTTGGACGAATTCAATGAGTATTTTATAACTTTATGGGGGTAAATTATGTTACAAAAATTAAATCTAATTATGAATCAAACACTGCCTGCTACGTATGACGATTCGCTGAGCTATTATGAGGCGCTATCAAAAATCTGTTATGAGGTCAATGAAATAATTGACAAGATTAACGCAGATGAGGCGTTAATCGCCGCAAATTCGGAAGCTATCACTTCTATCAATTCTCAAATTACTTCTATTAACAATTCGCTGAGCGCTGACGCGGAAAAAATCCAACTGCTCACAACACAAATTAACGGTTTATTGCAAACTATGCAACAGCTGGCAGGGCAAGTTAGCGACCTTGGCGACGAGGTGTCCTCGTTCAGTTCGTCAATTTCTTCCCTTAAAACGCGGGTGAATAAAATTGAAAGTGATTTTAATACGGGGTTTGTGACACCCTATATCACATTAACACAAGAATTGCTGCCCGGAAGCCCAGCAGACCGCGCGGCAACAAAGGCCTATGTGGATAGCAAGGTTTCGAGCGAATTCACGCCGATTGTGTTGACCGGAAATGGCGGGCCCCGCCGTTCTAACTCAAATGACTGTTAGATTTGATAAAACTGGGTTGATTATTTATGGTTCAATTTCACAAGACGAATTACCAAGCGGTGCATATGAGGTGTTTACTTCAAGCACTCTGAAGACTTTGGCTAATGGAATATCGGCTTGGGTTGGGGATACTTTAGCAAGCAGAAGTATTGCTATTCCCATATTCAAACAGCTTTCTTCTTTGGATTCGCCAACATTTGATAGCGAAAGGTGGTTCGAAATTGGGTTTGATTCGACCGGGGTTCTTGCTTTTTTTAGCTATGTTAAAGGCTCTGGGGCTTCTACTACCGCACCAAATTTCGTGGCACAGACTATAATATAAAAGAAAGAGGGTTAACCCTCTTTCTTTTTATTGTTTTGTGTGAATATGATGTTTTTGACTACGGCGCTAACATATCTTTTTTCGTCTTTGTCATAAGTTGTTAACTCACATTCATATACGCAGTAATCACCTTTTTTTAGATACTTTTCTGCTATTTCACACAGCTTTGTTGTAAATATCGCAATATCAATGAAAGTAGTCTTATCTTGGGATTTTTTTATTGCTAATGAATTTGTTAACATCAATTGCCCGTCTGGCTTTTCTCTTTTTTCAAAATCTCTAACTAATCTTCCACCAAAAAAACATACGTTCATTACTCTAATACCTCATTCTTTAAATTATCAATCATTCGTTTGCAGATTGCAATTGCTCTAACGGTGTCATAATTCATAGACAAAACTTCGTCGCCCTCTCCAACTATAACACCCTGTTTATACAATGTGTTTATAACTTCGGCCAATTTCCCGTAATTTTCGGGTGTGACATCCTTGGGTATTACATGTCGTTTTAACCAATACATCATGCGGTCTAAATTATCAACCAACGCGTTTGTTTCGCTTATCACATACTGTAATGTCCCATCAAATTCTGCAAGCTTTGATGCGATATTGTTTTGTCTTTCTAAAATTTCATCGTAAAAATTTGCTGCCATTTTTAAAAACCTCTCTAAACCTAAGTCTAATGTTCTGTGTGGACAATATTTGCCAGACCAGTGTTGGTGTGTGTAAGTGACTTCTTTAACCTCCCTTCCAAATATGTAATAAGACAACATCGCTAATAGTCGTGCTGCGTTACGTTCCGCATTTTCAAATCTTTCACCCCCAGACTTTGACCAACAAATTTCTATTGCTATTGTCCTCATATTACCATCACCACGTCCGTCCCCCGCATGCCATGCGGTTCTATTTAACGGCAATATTTGAACAACTTCACAATCATCAACCGCAAAATGGAAACTTCGTTCTTCATTCGGGTCATTTTGCAAGCATTTGGCTTCATTGATTGCCGGTGCGTCGTTTGCTGTGTTGTGGATTGTTATACCTATAGGGTTCATATAATAAGGTGATTTGACATCATACATGTCTTCGGGTATCATATGTTTGGTATACTTCATTTCTTACCCCCTTCTTGAGCGCTATTTTATAATTATTTATCACAACTTTCTCCCACACATTGGGCAAAATAATATATTAAGCTTAACACCGAGTTTGTGATATACCTTAAGTTGTTCACCGTTCAAACAAAAATCACACCCTTGGACACTCTCGTGGTATTTGCGCGCAGTGCGTATTGCTTTATCATAACAATTCATAATCTTAATGAGACTGTTGTTAAATTCCGTTGAGCATTCAATCAATTCTTTCTTTGTCATAGTCAACCTCTCTCTTACACCGTTCTATAATTTCTTCACCGTGTCCTCTTGACAACGTTTGCCCCCATTCGGATAAAAACCATTTTTCAAGCCTATGTCCGCCGCCACACTTTAATTCTATTTTATAATCATGTATGGCCTGTTCTAATATTGCTGCCTGCAACAATATTAAACCCTCACTTTTTAAATGCTTGGTATTCATTGTGGTCATTTATTTTCCAAGTGAATGGCATGTCTCTAAGCCCACACGAAGTGTTGGAGTTTTGTGATTTTAACGGACACGAACAACATTCATCGCTTTCTTCACACACCGTTTTTATTATCATTAGCGCGGTGTAAATTTCATACGGTTCTATTTTGTTTTCCATCATTCACCATCCGCATAATTGGCATTAAAATATTCTTCTTCACTCTCGTATTCATAAATTGTGTGCCCATATTCAACATTTAAACTCTTAGCGTATTCTAATACTTCCCTACCACTATTAAAATACCCCGCTCTCATATCGCCATTGTCATAGGTGATTACATAAAATTTTTCCATTATGCTTCCTCTCTTTCCTTTACTGTGATTATATTATACCTGGTTGATGTGTCGGTGTTGTGTTGTCTGTGTAAATCGTTTGTAAACTGATTCCGTTAATTATTATGTCATATTTGATTTTGTCAAGTGTTTGTCGAACGAATTTAAAAAGTGTTCATTATTTGTCGGTAATGGTTTAGTGTAGGTGGCGTTCATTATGTGTTCATAATTTGTGAATTTTGTGTGTGTTTTGCCTCATTACACCATATTATTTTTGTGCATGTTGCATAAATTCACGTTTTGAATTTGGGGAAATGTAAACTTTTTATGAAGTCGTTGAATAAATCCCGCTCAAGTGTTACAATGTATTAGATTGTATCATAAGCGTACT